TCTCAAGGAAAAGCCCTGTGACGATTGGGCGAAGCAACACAACAGTGTGCCCTATCTGGGGCTGATGGCATCCGAGGGCGGAAGAAGGGCAAAGAGCCTGAAAATCAACGGATGCAATTATTTTGGCAAGAGCACGATTCGTTCTGCGCCGTTTGCGATTTTCAACAGACAGGATATTTTACAGCTGGCGTTGGAGCTGGATGTGCCTGTGCCTGCGATTTACGGCACGATTGAGCGAAAAGAGGATGGGACGCTTTATACCACCAAGGCACAGCGGACAGGCTGCAGCATGTGCGGGTTCGGGATACACATGGAAAAGCGTCCGCATAGATTCGACCTCCTGCGGGAGCGGAACGAGAAGGAATGGAAATTCTGGATGTACGATATCGGCTGGGGACATGTGCTGGACTATATCGGTGTGGAATGGGAAACGCCTGTGGCGGAACAGATGAAGATAGGAGAGGTATAAATGAATATCGAGATTTCAAAAGAACGGATGCTGGAAATGGCGAAGAAACTGGCAAGCATGGACTTCTGTCCGGAACAGAAGGTGTTTTATAAAAACATTCTGCGAATGGTGAAAGCGGATACTGAGGGGCTGCTGTTGGACGCTGCGGACAACGCCGAGATATACAGCATCATTCGGCGGAAGAAAGCAAGATGGCTGAATAGATTGGAGGGGTGATAGTTTGGCGATTGTGAGGGAGAATGAGGAGAAGAAGCGATACCTAAACGGGTATCGGGATTGCACACGGCGAGAACGGCAGTTGCAGGAGCAGATTGACGCGTTACGCAGTCAGCAGATGTTTCCGAGTGTGAACCATGACGGGATGCCGCAGGGAAATGCACACAGTGATTTGTCCGGTTATATGGCGAGGTTGGATGCACTTGTCAGCCAACTGGAGTATGAGCAGGCTATGGCGGTACGGCAGTACAAGGAAATCCATGACAGGATACATCAGATGCAGGACGGGGCGGAGAAGGAAGTGCTGATTCGGCGGTATCTGATGGGAAGGACATGGGAGCAGATTGCGGTGGAGATGGATTACAACTACCGTTGGGTATTAAGGCTTCACGGGAGGGCTTTAAAAAATTTTGAAATTTCTGAAATAAGCCACTAAAAGCCACATCGAAATATGGTATTATAGTATTGTGAAAATTATGAGAACACAGGATATTTCATGTTACCTCCTATTTTGGGCACTCGGAAACGGGTGCCTTTTTCATGAAAAGAAAAAGACCGCATCAGCGGTCCTTCTCGGAAGAATCCTTTTTCTTTCTCCAGTTGCGGTATTCGCCGGACTTCACACGTTTATCGGCAGGAGGTTCAGCATCGGCAGGGATTGCCCACTGATTCCCGATTTTGATTGCAGGGATGCGACCATCCTTAATCAGCTTGCGGACATTGCCGACATCCTTACCGAATTTCTGGGCGAATTGGGTAACAGAGATATACTCATTTTCTGGCATTATGCAGAACCTCCTTGTATTGTAAAGCTGTCTGTAAAAGCACAAGGGCAGAATTTAAAATTACAAGGATTTTTAAAATCGGTGTCCAACCTGTGCGTACCGCATAGATAAAAAAGAACAGGAGCGAGAAAACAGAGATCTTATTTTTCATTGTCATTCTCCTTTCGATTGGTTATAATAAACATGAGACATTGACTTTATCTAAGAAGTAAGGGGAGGGTTACTCCCCGAACTTGCTAAGATTTGATGGCTGTAATCAGAGCGGCTAGGGCAATAACTGCTTGGATTACAAGTTCGACAATTTTTAGCTTAAAGTCTTTGTCTTTTTTCATTTTGCACTACCTCCTTTCTGTTTATATAATAACACGAAAAAGAGTAAATGTCAATAGAAATATGAAAAGAAATCAAAAGAAATCCTGATAGCTACAATGCTTATCGGGATTTTTTATTTGCGGTAAAGGAGAAAGACAATGAAGGAATTTGCAAAAGGCTTCTACAACTCGGCGGCGTGGAAGAAGTGCAGGCGAGCATACATAGACAGTCGCATCATGGTAGATGGCGGTATGTGCGAGATATGCGGCGAAAGAGTTGGCTACATTGTTCATCACAAGGAGCTGCTGACACCGACGAACATCACAGACCCAAACATCACGCTGTCCTTTGACAACCTGCAATACGTCTGCAAGCCTTGCCATGATGAGGAGGAAGGACACCTCATCCAACGGAAGGGAAGCTGCTGTGGATTCGATGCAGAGGGACAGCCGATAGACAAAAGAAAATTTGGATAACCCCCCCTATTTTTATTTTTAAGTCTCTCCCGTGGAGACCGAGGAGTGGACTTCCATTTCAACGGGCGTGCGTGTGCGTGGGGGGTGTAGTATAAGGGCGGAAAAGAGAGGAAGTGAGAAAATGGAGAAAGGAAAAATCAAAGCGGCGGAAATGCGGAAATTGAAGCGCATCTTCAAGGAAATTCCGGAAAATAAAAAGAAAATTGTGGAAAAGCTGATAGACAATGCTGCCTTTATGGCGGAGCAGTTGGAGCATCTACAAACGGACATTGAGGAGAAGGGATATATTTCGGAGTACCAGAACGGCGAAAATCAGTGGGGGACGAAAAAAGCCCCCGAGGTTGAAATCTACACTGCGACGATTAAAAATTATTCCAGTGTAATCAAGCAGCTTCTGGATCTGATGCCCGAAACGGATGAAGCGGCGGCGGATGAACTTGTTTTGTTCCAGCGGGAGCGTGGTAGCAAATGACGGAATTTGAACAATATTTTTCGACGCTTTATGACGGCACGATTCTTGCCTGCGACAAAATGAAGCGGGTCAGTGAAATGCTTTTGAATCAGTTTGCAAGCCCCGGGGAATTTCATTTCGATTATGAGGTTGCAAAGTGGCATATTGCATTTATTGAGCGTTTCTGCAAGCAGCCGACAGGCAAACTGGGGCAGCCGTTACAGCTTGAACTATTCCAGAAGGCGAGGCTACAGGCAATCTTCGGCTTTGTGGATGATAATAACCTCAGGCAGTACAACGAAGTGATGATTGTGGAAGGCAGAAAAAATGGGAAAACAACCGAGTGTGCCGCCGTGGAAACGGATTTACTGCTGAATGACGGAGAGGGTGCGCCGGAAATTTATAACGTCGCAACGATGCTTGACCAAGCGAAGCTGGGGTTCAATGCGTGCTACAAGATGGTGAGACAAAGCCCGACCCTGCGAAAGCATATCCGCAAACGTGCTGCGGATTTATATGCGCCTTCCAATCTTGGGTTTATTAAGGCACTGGCAAGCAACACAAACAGTCTGGACGGCTTGAACGTGCATGGAGCCATCATTGATGAACTGGCGGCAATTAAAAACAGAGATATCTATGATTTGATTAAACAGGCAATGGGTGCGAGAGAACAACCATTGCTTTTTTGTATTACCACAAACGGCTTTGTCCGCAGCGGCATTTTTGATGCGCAGTATGAATACGCAAAAAAGGTGCTGGACGGGAAAATAAAAGCACCGCGCTTTCTGCCGTTTATCTATGAGTTGGACGATGCTTCCGAATGGGACAAACCGGAGATGTGGATAAAGGCAAACCCCGGTCTTGGCACCATCAAGAAAAAGGAATATCTGGAGGAAATGGTGCAGAAGGCGAAGAATGACCCATCCTTCAAGCCAACGGTTCTGGTAAAGGATTTCAATATTCCACAGACGGCACAGTCTGCATGGCTGACGTTTGAGGACTTAAACAATGAGGAGCTGTTGCCGGAGGGCGGCGCATTTCGCTATTGCATTGGCGGCTTTGATGCTGCGGACAGCATTGACCTAAACGCCGCAAAGGCAATCTGCAAACGGCGTGGGGATGATAAGCTTTACATTAAGCAGATGTACTGGATTCCGCAGGCGGTTTTGGACCAACAGGAGGAACGAGGAGACCGAAGGGAACGGGACGGCGTGCCGTACAGCTTATGGGTGTCGCAGGGCTTGATGCGTACCTGCGAAGGTCGGCGCGTGAATAAGCGGGTAATTCTGGATTGGTTCTGCGAATTAAGGGACAGAGAAGATATTTATCCGCTTTATATCGGCTATGACCCTTGGCATATCTCGGATGAGCTGCTGGCGGCATTTGAGCAGGAGTTCGGGCGAAACGTCATGGTTAAAGTTCGGCAGGGGGTTCTGACATTATCCCAGCCGATGAAGGATTTAAAGGCGGAATTTCAGGAAAAGAAAATCGTCTACAACAACAATCCGATTGATAAATGGTGTCTGATTAACACCGAGGAAAAGAAGGATGTCAACGGCAACGTGCAGCCTGTCAAGAGCGATGAGCGCACAAGACGCATTGACGGCACAGCGGCACTTCTGGATGCCTATGTGGTGTATTGCAATAAAAGAGATGAATTTGAAAGTCTGATTTAAGGAGGTGAGAAAATGGGTTTATGGAACAGAATTGTGCAAAAAATGAGCAAGCAAACTTTCAAGATGGTGCAGGAGAGGGGGAACGGCTTTTATGCGTGGAACGGCAGGCTATACCATTCCGATGTGGTGCGTGCCTGTATCCGCCCGAAAACAAAAGCCATCGGTAAGGCGGTTGCAAAGCATATCCGTACTACGAGAACGCAGGAGGGGGAGCGGGTAGAGGTCAATCCGGATGCCTATATCCGTTTTCTGCTGGAGGAGCCGAATCCGCTGATGAGCGGGCAGATGCTGCAGGAGAAGGTGGCAAATCAGCTGGCACTGAACCACAACGCCTTTATTCTGATTGTACGGGATGAATTTGAAAAGCCGATAGAATTGTATCCCATTCCCTGTTCGGGGGTGGAGGCTTTTTACAAGGACAACGAATTGTTTTTACGGTTCGTATTTCTGAACGGGAGGGAAAGCACCTTCCCATACAGTGATATCATTCATCTGCGTGATGATTTCAACGAGGATGATATTTTCGGGGAAAGTCCGATGGAGGCACTTTCTCAGCTGATGGAGTGTGTCAGCATTATGGATCAGGGCTTTGTGAAGGCTATCAAGAACAGTGGTGTGATTCGCTGGCTGCTGCGGTTCACCAATGCCATGCGCCCGGATGATGTACGGAAAAACGTGCAGGAATTTGCGGATACCTATCTTTCTGTGGAGAGTGAAACCTTCGGCGCAGCGGGCGTGGACAGTAAGGCGGATGTGCAGCGGATTGAACCGAAGGACTATGTGCCAAATGCCGCACAGACCGACCGCATCATTAAACGGATCTATGATTTTTTCAATACGAACGAGAAAATCGTCAGCTCTCTTTATACAGAGGATGAATGGATTGCGTATTACGAAAATGCCATTGAGCCGATGATTACGCAGATGAGTGCAACCTACAGCAGCCGTTTGTTTACCAGAAGGGAGCGTGCCTTCGGGAATAAGATTGTTTTCGAGTGCTCTAATCTGACCTTTGCAAGCATGAGAACAAAGCTGGAGCTGGTGCAGTATGTTGACAGGGGCATTATGACACCGAACGAGGTGCGTGCGGTGCTGAATATGGCACCTGTGGACGGCGGAGACAGGCTGCTGCGGCGCAAGGATACAGGCTTTATGGAAGGAGGTGAGGAAGAATGAGGAAAATCGAGGTGAAGGGGACGATTGTCGGAAATGCGGACAAGTGGATTTATGAGTGGTTCGGCATGGATGCAACCTGTCCGAAGGATGTCAATGCTGCCATCAGCGAGGCAAATGGGGAGCCGCTCCTTGTGGAAATTAACTCCGGCGGCGGGGATGTGTTTGCCGGCAGTGAAATCTATACCGCCTTGAAAGCATACGCGGGCACGGTAGAAATCAATATTGTGGGTCTGGCTGCGAGTGCCGCCTCTGTGATAGCGCAGGCAGGACATTCCAGAATCAGCCCGACAGCGTTGTTTATGGTGCATAATGTTTCCGGCTCTGCCGCAGGGGATTTTCACGATATGCAGCAGGAGGCGGAGATTTTGCAGACAGCAAATAAAGCAGTCGCGGCGGCATATCTGGAAAAGACAGGCAAAAGCATGGAGGAGCTGCTTGGCATCATGGATGCGGAAACGTGGATGGATGCGCAGAAGGCGGTGGAATATGGCTTTGTGGATGAGGTTATGTTTGCATCTGCGCCGACGCTGACAAACGGCATCGGTGTATTGCCTGCGCAGACCATTCATAAGCTGAAGGATCTTCTTCCTGCAAGGGGAGAGGAAAACGCAGAAGTTAAAACTGTAACTGCAAAATTTCAATTAAAAATTCAATCTTCCGAAATTCCTTGA